TTATACCTGCAATTCCTCACGGATTGCTTTCTGTAATAGTTGGCTAAAATTGACCTTGTTTTCTTTTCCGATTTCGACAAGCCAGCTTGGTAGTGTGACGGTCTTATTGACGATTTTAGAGCGTTCACGCTCACGGACAAGTTCGGTATCAACAGAGATAGCCTGTATCACATCATCATCGCTTGCTAGGTTGCTTGCAAGTGCTTTGAATGATGATGGTTTAGGAAATTCTTTACCCTCGTCTTCAAACATGATGGTATAGATTTCAAGAACTTCACGAGCGTTGAAAATAGCTTCGCTTAGATTATCAGCTTCGCTAAATGCTCCAGGGAAATCAGGGAAAGAAATGCTGTAGCCACCATTTTCCTTATCTCCTTTCCTTATCTTTAATTATATTATACACTTGTTTTTAACAAATATTTTTCAAAAAATTCTCCATCATAACAGACATTTTTGGAAATGTCCGCCACAATAGAAAATAACCCCCAGCATCGCTGAGGGCTTTGTTTGTGTATTAGACTGGTTTCTTTTCTAGCTTATAGACTACACCATTGATCGTAACTTCAATGCTGTCAATATCAACAGAGATTTTATCAGGGTCAACCGAATGGACATTATTTGATGTGGCATCAAACCGTGTCAGACTGCCATTTTCCGACTCAATGGCTTTCAGACGACTTGACGCTCCAACAATATAGCTATCAAAACCACTAGCAGCATAATCATAGACTGCACCGCCAGCCTTAAACATGCCCTTGACGGACTCGCTAAAGGTCAGTGCGCCAGATACCTTGTAAGGACCGTCCTTGCGAAGCAGGTAGAACCAGTCCGTCAAGAAGTCATCTACGCTTGCATAGTGCATGTAGTGGCCTCCCTCGTTCGATGGCCGAGCCAAACCTTGAGTCACAACTACTCCACTCGGACGGTTGCCTTGGCCAGTCCAGGTCATACCGCCCCAGTTGTTGTCGGCCTTACCGACAGCAGAAGTGCCCCAAAGCCCCTCATAGTGCAGAATCGTCAGAGCATAGCTTGGAAGGATGTCATGCTTTTTACAGTTGGCCAGAATCTTTTCCAGCACATCTTTCTTCAAGACGGCACCGTTGAACGACAAATCACCATCCTCTTTGAATTGCACCGTCTGTGGCTCATTTTTGACCACCTCAGACGTTTTTTCCTTAGCCTTGAGTAATTCGTTGACCTTGGCTTGAACAGGCTCATAGCGTGGTCCTAGTGACCGTTTTCGGTCCTCTCCAGCCCCATGCTTACCTGCTAAGACCTCCCTAGCAAGTTCCTCATCAGATTTCTCGCTTGCCGAAGCTTTGCCATTGATAACCGCCATGACAGCCTCATATTGACTGCCCAGACTTGCCTTACGGGTGTCCCCGTTGCCATGTACCCCAGCCAAAGTCTCCTGGACCAGTTGGTCAAGGGATTTGCTGGAATTTGAGGGTTCCCCTTGGTAACGGTAGATGTAGCAGTACATGTTACCTGATGCATTGGCAGTATCCAAATATCTGTCAATAGTAATGCCATTGCGGGCATAGTTGCAGTGGATGATTCGATTGCCGTCCACGAAGATGCCAGTGTGTCCACCAGCACCGCTAGACTGCCCACGACGGCCCCAGATAAAGACATCACCACGCTGTGCATCAAATCGACCATTTTCACAGATGAGCTTGTAACCATTGCGAATGAGCCAATCGTGCTCGTACTCGGTATTAACGGCCCAGCCAGCTGAGATAGCACCACCAGCCATGAGAGCATAGTAGACTGAGCTGGAGCAGTCAAAAGAATTTGGTCCATTTCGATAGTCCATGGAATACTTAACAAGACCGACACGGTCCGTCATCCAGCGGATAGCTGTTTCAATGTTGATTGTCATGATTTCCTCCTTCTTCGAGATAAAAAGGAGCTAGCACCCACAAAATAGGCGTCATAGCTCCCAAAACAATAATAATCAAGATTGCTTTGATTGGTTTCATTTGCCTTTACCAATCAACTTTTCAAAAGCTGCTGTCACGTTTTCAAATATTGAGGTATCGCCTTTGGCTTTGCCGTAGTTCTCGATCAAGCTCTTAAAGGTCAAGATGAGATAGCCAACGTAGATTGTGTAGAGAAATGCCACACCCGTCTGTTCAGGCAACAAGACCGACATTGGTATCAACACGGTAAGCAAAATAATTCCCATCATCTTGCGAATCAGGCCGTTAATACCGATTTTAGACTTGTATTCGATGTCTGGGTTAATCATAGCAGCGAATGTACCTGATAGAAAATCGACAATTTCCATGGTTACGATGAGCCCAAGTAAAAAGAGGACCAATCCGTCCTCTGTTGCGATGAGCTCACGTAAAAAATCAAACATCCCATGTGGATGCGGTTGAATGGTTTGAAAAGTCATTATTACCTCCTTATTTGTTTTATTTTACATTGCCCAAGCAACTTGGCTTTGGGCTATTCTTTCTGCGTGTTCGATTAGCAATATTAGACCTCCTTAAAGATTACATATTTAACTTATATAGCATTTTATTTATGCGTGAAATGTCGATTGAAGATGTGTCTCCTGTTAAAATTTCGTAAAATTGTTTAAAGTTGATAACTTCCAATTTTCCAGCATCTTGATACTCTTTTAATTTATCACAAACTGCAATGACATCTTCATACGGCTCATCCCATTCATTGTAATTGATTCCGTCTGGGACCGTCCCTTGCGGAATGATATAGTGTGATAATAAGCAGATTGCACTTTTATTTTCAACAGCACTATCTATGGCAGCAAGTGCCTCATCCCTAAACCTAAATTCGTATCGATTGTCAATATTGATTTTGTCCCCAAAGTAGCTATCTTTAGATCTAACTACCAAACCTAATGATTTCGAAAGATTACTTCCACCTCCGCGGGTAAATTTAAAACCCAACTCATACGCTGCTCTAATCATATTGTCGTTGACTTTGTTTCTGCGACAAAGTAGACTTGTTGGATTGTATAGTCCCCATTTCTCTGCATCATCTTTTTTCCGCTTAAAGTACTCTTTCCACTCTGCGACGGTTTTATTTTCTGGGTTACCTGTCGGGAAATCCCACCAGTTATCATCGTCTAACCTTCCGTCGTATTGAGCAATATCCCACCCGTTTGCAATTTCGTTCTTGTAAGCCTTGAGTAGCTCATCTGTCATCTGTGTCCGATCTGGAAATGTGGTCGAAGCAGTAAATCCATAAATATCGTGTAAAATCCGAAACCGCTCTTTTGACGGCTCAAGCTTGGATTCGTTGTCAATCGTTAATATTACATAAGCTTTATCAAACCCTTTACTACTTAATTGTGCGGTTGTATTTTGTATGTTTTTTATCGCTGCAAGATTATACAGATCCAGGGGTATACTCTGATATTCTTCGTATGATATTGGTAAGTCATTGTTTATTGTAAGCATAAATTCGTCGACAAAATCACTACGAATAACGGACAAATACTTAAAATATCGAATCTTGTCATTTGTTACAGTATAGCTTGTAGTACCTTTCGACCACCACTCAACCAAACTGTCTTTGTCGTCGTAAAACGCTAAAGTTGCCCATGATTTGGTAAAGCGTATTACATCTCCTGCTTTAACATGGAAATTTTGTTGCGTGTAGAAGTAGCCTTGGGAATCTATAACATTGTTAGATTTACTGCCGATAGCACTTGTAAGACTTTTATTTTTTACGATATTAGTCTTATCAAATAGATTTATACTTTGATATAAATTATTAAATTTTTCGCTATCGTCCAATCGCTCCTCGATTTTATTCAAGGAGTCTAGGTATTGGTTCTCGCTCATACTAGACTTAAACCATCTTTTCCCATTGAAGCTATATCTAGCCATCTCATCTTCGATGTAATATGTATCATTAATTGATGCCGCCGTCGGTAATTGGGAGGACGTTTTCAATGATCCCTTGAAATTAAATGGTGATGTTAATGCTTCTCTGATAGAACCCAATTGCCCTGTAATATTTTCGAAACGCTTAGATAGATTATCAAATCCTCCCCTCGCCTTTGCGACTTCCATATTGGCATTGCCATTGGCTGTTGCATCATCATACGCTTGTTGGATGCCGTCATGGATGGCTTGTCGGACATCTCGACCGAAGACACCTTCCTTGATTACTTTTAAGTGGTTATCAATTCCCATTTATCATTTCCTTTCTAATACTTCTACTCTTGTTATCAATTCATCCAGATTGATTTCTTTGGTCACAAGCAGATAATCTAATTTCTGCTTATCTTGAGCTGACAATAGCTGGCTTGATTGCTCTGAGACTGTTGTGTTGACAGTCTCAACAGCTTCTGCAGTCGAGCTGGCAATGACTCGTACCTCTTCCAACTGACTCTGCTGTTCTTTGAGTTGCCTAGCCGTGACTAATTGCTTAGTCCTTTTACGGACATTGTCCAATTGCCACTCTTCGGCAGACTTAAACTTGTCGCCAATCGTCAAATTCGATCGCTCAACGCTTACCAAGTCAATCTGCCGTGCAACAACTCTCAGCCGTTCGTCAATAAACATAACGGGATTGATAACCCTATATGTGTTACCTTCCTCAAACTCATCAAAATTTGGGTTGATGTGCGATAAGTTGACTGCCGATACCGAGTATTGATAGGCTACAGCCTTCTGAGTAGCTAGCTGGCTCTCTCCTGCCTGTTTTAATGTTGCAGGGTCCTCTATATCGTCAAACGTGGCAGTTTCCATTTTTATGCCGTACTCGGCAATCAAGTCCGGTCTATCGATGTAGTCTTTCCCGTTGTTAACGGATGCAATACTGACACGCTGATTTGTCTCACTATTTTGCTTGCCATAAACCAGTAAGCGAGATACGATGCCCTCTGGATTGATGTGTTGCTTTAGGGATAGCAAATTGACAGAGAGCTTGATTTCCGTGTCGCTGTCGACACCAATCTGTCTCTTAAAGTCAAGGTACCTCTTGCCATTTTCCTTGCGCAGCTGAATCTCTAATCCATACTCGTTTAGGATAAGGTCTGTCAAGGTAGCGAAAGTCGACTTTGCAGGGTCTACATCAGCCTCCATGTGGTCGCCTGTCGCAATCAAATCCGTCAGATTACCCGGAAGAAATTCCTTGTAAGATTCCAGATTATCGTTGTGGAATTTTAATACCTGCTTTACAAAATCAGATTTCTTCCCACGATAGATCTGTTGCCGTTGCTTGCTGTCGTTTAGGAAGTCAAGCTCAGATTTGGCATTATAAGCAAAGGTAAATACTCCGCTCTCTGCCATATCGTTCGTAATCGGTGCAATGCGACCGTAAAATACTTCTCTGCCTGTCCGCATATTGACTACTTGGACCATGGTCTGCAAAGGCTTGATTAGAGCCTTGTAGCCAGCGTTGTTCGGCAAAAACTGGAAATCAAACTGGGCAATCTTATTGATTTCAAATTTAACAATGGCCGACAAGAGCTTATTCCCGCCGGCCATTGAATCATGAATCGGTGTCACGTTGGCACCGTTAATCAAACTAACTGCATACATTTAGATCAGCTCCTTAAACCATTTGAAAGAAATTCTGCCATTTCCTTCAATGCGAATTTCATTCTCTTTTTCGAGTGTGAAAAAGTCATATACACGACTTCCTGGAATGATGCTGAATTGTTGATTCCGCATTGTCAAAGTCATATTGCTGGTCGACGTAATCTCTGGCCGTGCTAAGCTGATGCCTGTGTTAACCAATAGAATATCAAGTGAGCCTTTGACTTCAAAAGCAATATCTTGGAATGCGTCAAGCTCAAAATTGAAATCATCCCAAATATCGCTACCTTCAGCCCTTTCGGAAATCATGAAGGGATAGGCTGTGAATGTGATTTTAAGCACACCGTGAGCCCAATCTTCCTCAAAAGCACTATCTCCTTGGACCTCGGCCAAGAAGTAGTATCCAGGTATCGCATCATCATAGAGAGGTGATAGACCTGTTGTTCCCATCAACCAATTGATTGCATTGGTTTTAGCCATATTCATGGCTTCTTTCGTACCATAAATTGTATTCTTGATTTTGATTTGATAGGTCAAGGTTCTCTGTTCATAGAGCTGGCCGCCATAGACTGTTGAAAAATCATATTTTTCATTGGAGAATGGAATTGGCACCAATACCTTCTTCTTGTTGGGAATGCTGATTGACCGCTCGTTCAGCAAAAGCAGGCCTTCATCTTCAAACGAATGCCTGCCGTTGTATCGAATACCATAGTGTTTAGCCAACTGTCCCACCTCCTTCGATGATTTGAATACGTTGTGCTTGTGCATCTGACACATGCCTTACAATCAATTGAGCGAATGTTTTGCCGTCGATATTTAAAATAATTGGTTGTGGCTGTGGTTGTTCCACATTCACAACAATCTTATCTTTGACAGTTGACATGATATGATCAGCAATCATGCCAAGTGTACTTTCGTTCAGTGGTAGAACAGCTTCTTTACCAGCCTCACCGCCACCCATCAAACCATTACTATTCATGCCGAAAATAGTGGGCTTGGTCAAAATACCACCTTTCGCAAACCATGTAATATCAATAGATGGCAAGGACCCCTTGCCGCCGAACCCCCATGGAGCTTCGCCGCCGCTAATATGGAAGCGTGGTAATTTCGGTCTAGGGAGAGACCACTCAAAGTTGAAGAAACCTTTAATCGCATTGATAGCATTGGAAACAGCGTCCCTGGCACCGTTAATAGTGTTCGTAATAGTATCTCTTATACCATTCCAAACACTACTTACAGTGTTGAAAATGCCAGACATCACGCCACTGATTGTGCTCGATATTCCGTTAAATACATTAGAAATTGTATTTGAAATCGAGCTTACTATATTGCTGATGAATGACAATATGCTATTCCAAATTGTAGACACAATGTTGAAAATCATGTTGAGGACAAATTGGATATAAGTTACAATAGCCTGCCAAGTCGTCTGAATGTATTGTTGAATAGCTGTGAGAACTGTCTCAATGATGGACTTGATTGCATTGATTAAATTGTCTACAACACCTCTCATGGTCTCCCATGCGCCAGACCAGTCACCGTTAATCGCCTGCATAACTGCCTTGATGATGCCAAGTACAGTGTTGATTGCTGTTTCTACAATTGTTTTGATAACTGTCCAGACTGTCTCGATGACTAGTTGGATATTGGACCAAGCGGCTTGAATGAGTGGCTGTAGTGCTGTCATAACTGTGTTGATGACAGACATGATGGCATTCCAGACTATTTCTGCGGAGGACTTAATCAACTCTTGATTTTCGGTCCACCAGGCAACCAATGTGCCCCAGATAGACATAACAAAAGCTGAAATCTGCTGAATAACAGCATTGATGACCGACATAATCGCATTCCAAATTTCGATAACTGCTGTTCGGAAGGCTTCGTTGTTTTCCCAAAGATATTTAATACCGACAACTAACAGGGCTATCGCTGCAATAATCCCTAATACAATGCCAGCAATTGGTAAGAACGAGGCAATTAACCCACCTATCGTTGTGTTAGCTGCCAACGCTGCTGCTTGCAATGCCAAAAAGACAGGCAACAATAACCCGACGATTACTACTAAACTTCCAAATACAACAATCAGCTGTCTTAAAGGCCCTGGCAAATTCCCAACCCATTGTGCAACGGATTTGAAAATCCTTGCCATACTTTCCAAAACTGGAGCAACGACTTCTGCAATCATGCCACCAATTTCAGCCATTGCCTCAGTGCTCATATTTTGAGCGGTTGTAAATTTGTCAATCGGGTCCAACGTGGCATCAAATGTACTGCTTACAGTTCCAGCTGATTCCTCAGCAGCCGCTCCCAAATCATTCAAATTCAGAGTACCACGCTTGATTGCATCAACCATGCGAGGGGCTGCCTTTGAGCCGAAGACTTCTGATGCTAATGTCAAAGCCTCGGTCTCACTATATGAATTTTGAATAGCTGTGACAGTATCGTTAAGACCTTCTTGAAGGGTCTTCCCATCTTTGGCATAAGCAACGGCTGCCTTAGACATGGAACTTAATGCAGCAGATGAATCCACACCAGCTTTTTCAAACTTACCAATGAGTGAAACACCTTCATCAAAACTCAATCCTAATGCCTTGATTTGCGGTGCTCCATCAACAGCCTTTTTCATCAAGTCATCAACTGATACACCAGTATTTTGTGCAACATAGGTAGCACTGTCCAGCACATCTGAAAGATAATCAACAGATAAGCCGTACGCTTCCAAAGCCTGCTTCGAAGTCTGTGTGGCAGAGGTCACATCTGTACCATTGATTTCTGCAAACTTAATCATGTCCGCTGCGGTGGTCTGCAAAGCATCTCCCATCAATCCGAACTGGGTATTTACTTCGCCAACTGCACTTCCTGCCGTTGTGAAATCAGTCGGAATTGTCGTTGCAAGATTTGAAGCGATGTTCTGCATTTCCTCAAGAGATTGTCCACCAGCACCCGTCTTAGTCACAATGCTGTCCATTCCCTCGTCAACAGTGCGAAAAGCTTCAAGTGAGTTTTGACCAAACTCAATCAACTGCTGGGAGGCATCGGCAATCATTCCTGAGAATTCATTCAGCAAATCAGCCTTCAAGAGATTGTTCGTCTCTTCCTGCAAGCCTTTCATAGTCTGAGCATTGTTTTGGACTGCATCTGCATTCCCTGCCAATGCTTGATTGACATTCTCTAGCTTGTTCTCATAACCTTTCAGCACATTCTGGGTAACTTCAACTTCGCGTTGAAATGCTCGATACTGCTCCTCACCAATCTTGCCTTCTGCAAATTGCTTCTGGACTTGCTCCTCAGCAGTCTTCAATGTTTCAAGCTTTTCTTTGGCGTTGGAAACCTGCTTGGCCAAGAGTTCCTGCTTCTGCCCAAGCAAGACAACATTGCCTGGGTCAAATTTCAAGGCTCTGTCAATCTCTTTGATTTCCTTGCTGGCAGCCTCCGCTGACTTATTGACATTTTTCAAGGCCTTATCTAAGCCAGTGGTATCGCCACCGATTTCAATATTGATACCCTTAATTTTTCCTGCCATGTTGCCTCCTTTCTTTGAAAATAAAAGTGCTGAGAGAGCGATTCTAGCAACGTTTTCCTTGAGTGAACAAGGGTATTCATCGTAGAAATTCTCTCAAAGCACTTTAGAAATTATCAATATCAGCCTGTGTAGCTCTTCGTGTCTTAACTTCCGTTTGTTTGTCAGGATCACGGAGGTTGATGTAGTCCGTCTGGTAGTCAAGGGCCATGCCAAGCGTGATATGTTGTAGTTCCTCGACCGACAGACCGACTTCTTTGCAACAAGATAGGTAGGATTCTACTGTAAAGATTTCATCGCTTGCAGATTCGCTGTCATCGAAGGCTTTTTTGTGGCCATGTTTGCCTCCAGCATTTCCATTAAGACAGGAGCGACGTCTTGGACAGGGAAATATTCCAAATCCATGTAGAAATTGTCGTAAGGCTTGACCGTAGGGTCTCCCGATTTCACAAAAGTCCAAAACAGTCGGTTAAAGAATGTCATATCGAAGTCTTTCAACATGGACATATCTAGTTGACTAACATCTACTTCTTTCTGTTCCTGCGATAAGGCTACCATTTTCAATAGGGCGTCGCCTTGGAACATGTTCATCATATCCTGGAAATAGTCACGACCAAATTGATTCTTGTATGCAATTGGCGTATAGCCATTAGTCACCAACCGAAATTCTTGGTCCCCAATTTGATAAAGTCGTTCCATTAGCTGCCCACCCCTTCTGTCGCTCCAAATGTCACGCCATCTGCAGGTTTATAGACATTTGTAAACCAGCCGTCGTAGACTTCTTTCTTAGTGTTTGCAGTTGTCTTTGTTTTAACAGCTTTGTCAGACGATCGTGGAACAGATGCAAATGATAGTTCTGTGGTATTTGGGTCACCTGATTTGGTTTTTGAGCCCTGTTTAGGACGACTAACTGTGCACTTATAAAGTAAGTGACGAGTAGCATTCTTGTCCCCTTCAATTTGGAACATCATCGCAAAGGCTGCCTGTTCTGCATCCGCAAACTCAGATTGCGTTCCATCTGAAGCTAACTTCTCCCCTAAAATTTCCGTTTGGAAATAATCAGTCATGCGGGCAATCGTCAATGTACCTGTGTATCCCTTGTTGGTTGAGCCACCATGGTAGGTCACGTTGTCTGCTTGGAAGTCAATCGTTTCTCCTTGTGGCTCGATTGTCAACTCAACGGCACCAGGTAGAGCTTGTGGAGTGTCATAGGTCAAATTGCCCATGGCATCCTCTGAGGTGATTTTGGCAATGTGGACTTTCTCCAGACCGTATTCAATTTTGTTTTCTGGTTTTTTAGTCATGTTTTTCTCCTTGTTAGATTAGATTGACATTATAGATGACTTGATAGAGCCCTTCGGACTCAATGTACATCTCATCGGAAAATTCAAAAAAGAGCTTGTTTTGATTAAACAGGCTCTTTAACGTATCTTCCAGTATTTCATTTTTCTTATCTGTAATCAGTTCTACCGTAACTGATTTGATAGTGTGATACGCTTCATTATCAGCATTGAGGTTATCCTCTCCGTCCTGATAATAGACCGCGTAAGGTGGTTTGGCTTGCTCTCCTTTCTTGAATTGACGGTAACGGCACGGTATTCCCAATACTTTCATGATAGCTGCAAATTCTGATAGTTTCATTGGCCAATTCTCCTAATGCGTTCTTCAAATTCGGCAATAGCTTCTTCTTCCACTGGTGCGATATGGACCTGCGGGCTCGTTCGTCCACCATCACGATTGACATGTCCATTTTCAAGTAAATGGGTCAGGCGATAGTCAGGTCCTCTGACATGTGCCACATAAGTTCCATTCTTCAATCGTTTCTTGGCCCATTTCTTTCTGTAGTTTCCTGTCATCTTTGGGCTACTGACCCTTAACTTTGCTACAGCCTTATCGACAACATCGCTAGCAGCTTCATCAACTTCTTGTTCAATTTCTTCCGACCATTCTTCTAGTGCAGACATGATTTCGCTAGTTAGATCCAGTGCCATTTTTTACTACCTCGCAAGTCAATTCGATGATATCCCCATTTTCAAATGTCTTGATGACCTCGTATCTCACTCCTTCAAAATCCACAAACAACTGATTGTCATACTCAAAATCGTGGACCTCAAGTACCATGGAAGGATTCATGTTGGCTTGTGATGCAAAATAATACTCTGACCGTGTGAGAGACCGCTTATTGCATGATACCTCAATACCTACTTCTTCGTAGGTTGGCTGTAACAACTCATCCAATGTCGGCTCTTCAGAAAGCGAAATTAGGGTGCAATCTTCATTCCATCTCATGACTCTGCCTGCTTCCTATATGTGATTTGATAGTCGTGCAGTTTCTGCTGTAGATAGCGTGGCATGGTTGGCTGGTCTTTGTTGATGTACTGGTAGTAGGTCCAATCGGCAACGAAGGTAACATGGTGAGGTAGATTCAGGTCAATGGCAATGCCCTTGACTTGCTCTAACTCATCAATAGAGCTTTTGATAAGCTCTGTTAGATACTTGTCTCGTTTGTCAGACTTGATACCTTCTTTCATTTTGACCAGTTGCAAGACATTTGAATGTTCCATAGCTTACTCGCTTTCTTTAGATGTTTTTCTACGAGGTTTGCGAGTTGTAACGACTTCCGATGCCAGCTCACTTGCTAACTCGGACACAGTTTCAGAAATGCTTTCACTTTCTGATTCGGACACAGATTCAGAGTGCAGTATCTTGATTTCGTCTAAGACAACTACTAGTGGAGTTTCATTCAATCCATTAAGATAATCTGCTCGCTCTTTAGTCGTTACAAACTCCTCATCTTTTCTCCGAAGGCCAATCATTGATTGGCTATCGGAGAAAGTAACGAGCGCTTTAACTCTTACATCAACTGCTTTCATGGTTTACCTCCTACCCTGGAGTATTAGCCTTGTCAGCAGCAAAGGTCACATCTGTTGGTTTAGGTGCAACAGCTCCGTCTTTGCCTGATGCATTGACTGCCACAAAAGCCTCGCCAAAGATTGGACGACCATCATATCGTGCAATGCCCTTGAAGACAGTATTGTCTTCGATGAATTGAGCATGTTCAGATTGAGCCATAGTTGCCCCTTCGCGTTCTGCCAAAATGTAAAGCGAACCAAAGCCACCGATAATATGTCCATCTGGGATGAAGTTTAGCTCTTCAACATCACCACCGATAACAGGCAATGTATTGTCAAGACCTGAAGCAATAGCTGCAGCCGAGTTGAAACTCATCAGCTTAATCTTCAAGGCTTGATGTGTCTTACGTGACATTGCCCAGAAGACATTGCCGTCTGAGTATTCGGCATCAATGACATTTAGCTTAGTAGCCAATTCCTGATAGTATTTGATAGGGTCTGTGATGTTAGCAGGTACTACTGACAAGTGAGTTTCATGCAAGTCAGTCCAGTCACGTTCGTTTCGCCCCCAATATGTAGGTTTTTGAGTTTCTGCCAATCGTGTCACGATACCAACAGGCATCTTAGTACCTTTTCCATAGAGGATAGCTTTATCTAGAGCAAGACCGATAGCTTGAGCAAGACCGAAAAGAATGTCGTTGGCAAGATTTAGATCGGAGTCCTTCAGGGTAGAATTAGGGATAGCAGTAAACCCACCAACCTTGTAGCCATCAACTTCAACCTGGTTGAATTTGAAATCAACTTCATTGAGTTTTCCAATCATTTCCGTCCAAATGCCTTCTGGAATAGTCCCAGCGATATTCTGACGAGCTTCACCCTTGACAGGTTTAAGCCAAACTTTAGTGATCAATTTTGAATATTGGTCCATGTTGTTGCGGAGCAATTCCAAGAATACTTCTGGGATGGTCAATTCTGAGCCATTGACAGCACGTTTTTCTTGGATGAGGCTGCGAGTATTTTCCAAAAATGTCTTGACTTCGCTACGTTCAACCAATTCAGTCATAGCAGCACGAGTCAATCCGCCAAAATATTTGTTTCGAGTCATAGTTGCAAGTTCTCCTTTTTGTTTGTTGCGTTGTTCAGGTTCAGCAGCTGGTTCTTCTTTTGGTTCCACTTTAGGCTCCTTGCCCTCCAATTCAGCCAGTTCTGCTTCGAGTTCATCAATTTCAGCTTGGATAGCATCTACTTTTTCTTGATGTTCAGCTTGTTCCTGTGTCAAAGTGTCAATTTCTTCTTCGACAGCCTTGATTTCTTCATCAGACCGTGCTTCTTCGATAGCTGCTTCCAATTGGGCACTACGTTCATCAAAGTTCTTACCGTCGTTCAATTCAGTCAAGTTATCATTCAAGACTTTAATTTTGCGACGGAGCATGAGTTGTTTTAGCATAGTTTAGTTTCTCCTTTAGTTTTTGTTTACGGGACTCTAAGGTCCGTTCTTGTAGATCTTCAAAGTCTCGTTTCCGAGCCTGCACACCCGTTGCCTCATAGGCAGGGAAGGTTACGATGGACACTTCATGCAAATCAATCTTTTCAATGGTCCATTTTACAGTTCCATCTTCACGAAATTCAGTCGATTCCTCAACGATGTTGAAACCGAATGAACATTGGTCCACATCGCCACGTTGGACACGGGCGTATAGATTGAGTGCATCTGTATCTTGTTCGTTAATGACAACACGGGCCCATAGACCTTTGTCATCAACTTTCAAAGTCAATGTCCCGGCCTTATTACGACCAAGGACCAACTCTGTGTTGTGATTGATAAGGGCACGGATGTCATTGTCAAGGGTATCATCAAATGCACCGATTTTTATTTCTTCAAAAGCACCAGGCCACAACTCTGTTTCAGAGCCATAGACTGCAAAATAGCCTTCGATAACTTTCTCTTGTTGGCCTTCCTGTTGTTCACGGACAGCAAGATTAGATTTGAAGCTACGCGTCAGATAAGCTGCTCTCTCCACTATCTTCTCCTTTCTCTAGTTTCTTCTGATCCCCAATTTTATCAGCAGGTATGAAGTTCTCAAGAATAACCAACTGGTCCAGACCTTCTTCTGGTGGCATATTCAGCCAGTTCCTCACTTCATTCCCAGTCACAAGACCTCTGATGTAGAGGTTTTGCCCGACTTCAGCCAGCTCTTTCATGCTGTAGTTCAACAAACTTCGATAATTGAACAACCAGTAATGATTTGGGGAATAAAGGAGCTTGCTAGTCATCTCGTGTTGAATGATGTCTGCAAACTCCTTTATTGTATTAGTGACAAAGTTGTCATATTCTTCCTTGTTGAATTTACCTACGCCAAGGAAAAAGGCGGGTACTCTCAAAATACCTGCGAGCGTAGTCTTGTCAACTTCTACCGAATCCTTGATTGCTATATCATTTAGACTAAGAGGCTTGACCTGTTGAACTTCCATCATTTCTGCTGGGATAATCCACGGTTTCCCAGCAGATGATTGTTTGAGATACATATCAAAGACTTCGTCACGACCTTCCTGTGAGGATAATGCGGCCGTATTGGCATCTGTTTTGACAATCAATGACGGCATGTACTTTCCTGACATAAACTCGTTTTTAGTGGCTGAGGCTTGCTTTAGGTTTCTAAGCAAATCAGAAAGTACGACACGATATCCTTGCCCTTTCCATGGTTTCTCTGGATCGGCATTGATAGAGAAGTGTAGCACTTCGTCTGGCGAGAAGACTGTATCATAGTCATAGACTACTTGATAGTCAAATGCGTCACCTTGGAAAGAGACTTTAGAAGGGGGCAAAGGTTTTAGGTCTTGAATTAACCCCTCTTTGTCAACGATTGGATAGATGATGCTATTACCATCCCCTTCCAAAATCATTGTTCGGACAATGTTGTATATCCATTTCTTCCGACTCATCCACTTGTAAGGATTGATATCAATCTTTCTGGATAGTTCGTTTTTGATTCGGACGTCGCCATTCTCTCTATTCTCCATGAGGTGAATAGTCATTGACGACACCAGGCTTGCAATCTTGTGGACTGCGATGTGCACCTCTGGGCAATCAGACAATCTGGTGTATCCATTGGTGACCATAGTTCTGAAGTAGTCCTCATTGACAAACATCTGAAAGCTAGAAGACGGCTCGGATCGTATCTTGTTTGAATTTTTCGGTTTGCGTTTACTCAATTTTTCGCTCCTTTCAACCAATCACTTACATATCCACCTTTCTCTGTGTCCTCTAGCATTTGGCATGCTGCAAAGACTGCTGCGTCAAAAAGGTCAATGCGTGATGTCTTTTCTACTTTTTCGTATTGAATCATATCATCTACTTTTTCAATTCCTCGAACATTCGACACGCAGTATTCGAATGCGGTGCTGTGGCAATAATAAAGCTGACCGTTGTAGGCCTTAACTTCTATACGGCGGAATCCCTCTGACTTCTTCCAGTAATACTGCGGTGCATCGACAATCGTAAAACCTGACCGTTTCATCCCAGTGAAAAAATCACGACCAAACTTCTTATCAAAGCCAATTTTCTGGATTTTGAAACCCTTGTCCCTCATAGACTTAAACCAATTGATGACATCATCATAGGAAACGGTTGGTGTGTTACTCATGGTCAGATTGCCGTCTTGCTCCCAACCAAATAATGGGATGCCGTCATCATTAGCTTTCTCATGGGCGGCCATACGCGGAAAGAAGGCATGGGTGATAACAATATCCACACCTTCATACTGCCCATATAGAGCAGCTGCTGTTAAGTCATGAAGCTTCGATAAGTCGGCACCGCCAAACCACTTGATAGGCAACCGAGCCAACTCTTCTAAGCTCCAATCGTACTTATCATCCGAATTAATGAAGGTTTGGAGGTCGAAGTAAGCAGTCATCGAGTTCGTGAAAATATTCAAAGTCTTATTGAAAAATTCATTCCTGGTCTGTGGGTCGGCATAAGCAACCTCTGCATCATGCAACAACTCGCTCAACTCTACGGTAACTCCTAACGATGGATTGGCTCGTTGAATGTGGATTGGGTCCGTGAAGTCTATAATCTTTCCGTCCGCATCGGCATCGGCATCACAGATAAAAATGAAGAAGCTATCATCTTCAATCAAATCATCTAGGACCTTGTCGCAATACTTCAACCGCTGGGCTAAGAAACCATTTGGTTTGTCCCCTGCCGTCGTAATCGCCATAAGCAATTTATTCCGAAAAGCCCGTTGGGCATTTTTCATCAGCGTGTACTTCTTAGATGACTTCATCCCATGGATTTCGTCTAAGATGATGATGTTACCGTTGAATGAGTCTAGGTTGTCCTCTTCTGAAGCCAGTGCATTGATGATGAATGAGCCATTGGAAAATTCTTTTCGGATGCTGTGCTCATTATTGTTATCCTTGATTCTGATTGACTTGTCCTTCCAGTATTTAACCGTGTGAGAAATGAAATCGAAACTTTCACGGGTCTGTTTTAATGAGTTTGCCAGGATATAAGCATTGGTCCCGCTCTTATTTTCCAGAACAGACATGGCCAAGCAGATTGCGGAAGCAAAGGGAGTCTTTCCGTTTTTACGAGGTAACATAAAAAGGGCCTCTGTAAATCTTCGGATGGAGGTCCCCTTTTTGAAAAATCCAAATAAATTGACAATACAGAATTTTTGCCAGTCTTGCAAAATGAATGGAACATTGGTCAGCGGTTTCCCTTCTAGCGATTCGCCTTTCCTGTGAACAACCAGCCCCTCAATGAACTTTATTACAAATTCAAATTGTTCTGAACGAAAATCAAACTTTCCACTGGCAAGGTCTTTTAGAAATCTGGCACAGGCCTTTGCCCGTCGCTTCCCTGCAATAATTGTGCCAGCAACAACATCTTCTGCATATTGCTTTGCGATTTGGAAGTCAGTGAGAATTTTTTGAGCTCTTGTCATGTTAAGTTGGCAATCAACCCTTCCAGTCCACCAGCTTCCTTATCTGGTTTTATCACTTCCACATTAGCAGCTTTTGGATTCAGCTGCAGTCGGTCTGAGTATGTCAGGATATCCTTGCGAAGATTCTCCATGGTTTGAACTAGCGGAGTTTTTCGTTCCACGATCGTACCACGAGATGTCTCATGCTCTTCTGTCACTTGTGACCCGTTGGCAATAAACTCTTCCCGTGCTATGTGGTAGTCATATAGCAAGCCTGAATAGATTTCTATGAGGTCGTCGTAGTGCTTAGAATAGGTCCTCATTTCTTTCATTGACTTCACAGTCCTGTTCTTAAAAGTGTTCTGGGTAATTGGTCTAGCCAATTTCTCACCTCCTTCCCAATTTTGTGTTAGAAATCGTTGCACAAAATTCTCAAAATGTTGAAGGGAGGGAAAAACTTCTCCTTCCCGGTCCTCTAATGGCTTTGAGAATTTTTGTTATGAGGGGGGGCTTTCCTAGATTCGAAGAATTGTTCAAACTCTTTTTTTCTTTTCCGTTGCCAGTAAAGACCTTGCCCTATGACTTTGTCATTCTTCCTGTCATGGAATGTTCCGTGGATCTTGTTGGTCAAGCTAATCACGTTCCACGACGTAAACTCCAATTCTGGATACTCTGAAACTGGGTAAATATGGTGGACCATTTCAGCTTGTACTTCAACTCCATACCTCAAAGATTCTTGACAGAGGTACTTGTCACGTTTCAAGGTCCGACTACGAAACTTCTCCCAGCGACTAGACTTCAATGTTTTTCGGACTGGTTTAAAGGGCATCATTAAGACCGGCAAAGATAATCGTGCCATTAAATAGTTTTGCTAACTCTTCTGCTTGCTCTAACGAAAATGTATCAGTACGCATGTAGCTATTTGTTATTGGAGACCCTACTACATACCCAAAAATACCACGAGGCCACTCTCGCTTAAATACATATCCATTCGTTGTCAAGACTCTGTACACCATCGCCTTCTCCTTTCCAAAACAGAAAAGGACAACCTGTCCAGCTGTCCTACTTGTTTACAAAAATTCATGATACAAATATAACACTAAAATCGTGAGAAAAATAGTACCCTTTTTTCTCATTTTTTAAACAACCCTTGACAACAGAATTTTAGGTGCAAAAACTATACCAATTTCTCTTTGAATTATCTTCAACACATATTGTGTCAAATTTCTCTTTTTTTCAAACTGCTTGATACTATCGGTTTTCGGGACACTTGTTTTTTTGAATTTAACAATTCTCATTGTGTAACATTCGCTACTTGCCAAGTTTGAAACTAGCAAATGCTCGGTCCTGTTGGTCTTGGTTAATCCCAATATATCTTTTTGTAATTGCTGGGCTGGAGTGGTTGAATAAGTCCATAAGCATTGCGATGTCCTTATGCTTCTTGTAGTAGTGATAACCAAACGTCTTCCTCATTGTGTGAGTCCCGACATTTTCGATACCGCAGTCGAGAGCGGCAATCTTGATGATGCAGTAAGCAGCCTGTCTGGTAATTGGTCTGTTTTTTCCTTTTCGACTTTGGAAAAGGTAATCTCCTACTTTCTTACCTTTGATGTACCTTTCTATCTCCCTCTTCAAGAGAGAGTTCATCTTGATTCGTTTTCGCTTTTTGGTCTTCTTCTCGATCACAATTATGTAATGGCCACGGATGTTTGAGACTTTCAAAATAACGATGTCAGATATCCTCAAGCTCGTATTGATTCCTATCAAGAACATGATATAGTTGCGTTCATTCCATTCACGTAGATAGTCGCACATCATATCAATGTCCTCAGTGCTTCGAATGGGCTCAACGTAGTTCATTTGATTCCCCTCCTTTCTTAACTCAAGTAAAAAGGCCAGTGCATTTCTGCAACTGACCTACTGTTTGTCGGGCGAGTTCTGGTTTTTCTTGAAAGGTGTTCCTCTGAAAAATAAAAGGCTCTTGCGGGTATCTATCCTTCTTCTCGTTCCGACATTATCATATTAACACCATTTTTGTGAGAAAAACAGTACCCTTTTTTCTCATTTTACAAGTGACCTTTTAGCTCTGCGTACTGCTCAAGAATAATCGCTCGTCTCCTGTAGATTGTGGCTAAACTCATGAATTTCTTGTCTGCGATTTCTTCCCATTTTAGACATGGATACTGCCAGCGTAGATGAAACAGCTCTCGATCTTCATCGGTCAACAAGTCAAGTAACTTCTCAACCAAGGTCTTAAATGCTTCGAGATGTCTAATCGTTGGGTCGCTGTCCCACTTGATGACAATAGCTTCAGTTGGTTTACTTACCCCGCCTGAACGAATACCCATTTCATCATCGCTATTTCTAGCAGATAGTTCAAGTTGCCTATTCCTGATTGAGCGGTCAATAGACCGATACTTGTTGAGTTCTGAGTCGAGTCGCGATAGCTCTCTTTTGTCAAGTCGTGTCAAATTGCTTACTCCAATCTTTAAAATTTTGCGATGCCTTCCGAGAGACTGCAGCGATTGCATTAAATACCTCGCTAAAGGCCACACCTATTTGGTGCAGTGCTTTATTGATTTCTGCTGGATTCTGACCTAGCTGTTCCAACAGTTCTGCAATCTCCTGTTGTTTTTTTAGTTCAGCTTGTTTTGCCTTCTTTTTCCTTATCCTCTTGTTCATCTCGCCCCTCCTTGTAACCCGATAGATACTTGATGCACTCTGCGAAATAGGTACAGGTTACCCACACAATAAATGCTGTCAGAAACGGATGTCGTGCCATAAATTCATAACCGTTCATCTAGCCGCCTCCCTACGCTAAAATAGTCAAATGCTCCTGCTCTCCTAACTTTTCTTTGAGGTAGGCAGCTACATTGTTGACAGCTTCCAAGGTCCATGCCCCTCCGTCAGCTTCAAAGAGTGCCAACTGGGCCCGACCATTGATGCGGAATACAAACTGGCTTTCGGGTTGAACAACTTCGGTAAATGTTCGGTAGGGAGCAAGTTGGATTGGATTTGGCACTATGCCTTTGGCTAGTGATGCGACACCATTTTTGACCGTAGCAACCTGGGACACGCCATTGTCAACAACTTCAGACCCTTCTTTGATTTCCAAATGACTTGCAAAGTTAATCATAGAAGCTCTGTCTTCATTTGCGACAAAACCAGCCTGTGCCTGAATGATAAAGGCTTCTTGCGGCATAAATTGCTCAAGCGTGATATGTGGTAGCGTGGCCACAACTTCGACTAGCTTGGTCCGATTTTCTAATTCGTCATTTTCAGAATAGACACAAACGGTTGTTGGATCTTCCACCAGCACAATCAATTGCTGTTTCTTCAGTTCGTCCAAACCAGATTTGAGATAATCTACTAGACTTGCGAGGGTGCGGAGGTTGAGGGCGGCTGGGTATCGTTTGGGCTCTAGTTCACGATAGCTGTGGGCATTGGCATCATAATATTCTTTTCCGCTTTCGCTGGTGATAGTTTCACGAGCCATTTCGTGTAGCTCAACTGCGTACTCAAGTGCATCTCTTGTAATTTCTGACATATTAGTTTCCTACTTTCTTTTTAAAATCAATGATTGCTGGATTGTCTTCTTTTTCTATTTCGTCGATAGGTTGGCCTGTATCAGTCCGCAATACTGCGTCATTATCAAAAAATGTTTGACCAGGCATTGCACTCAGCAATTCGTTCGCATGGATTTCGCCTGTCTCGTAATTTTGACCGACTAAGATAGTCGTCGATAGCTTGACTTGCGGAGCCAATTTAGATTTGACTTCCATGATAGTGTCGACAGAGTTCCGCTGGTCATTCGGTTTCAAGACCAGCTTGATAGACACTTCCCGCTTGACCGTCGGATCAGTATTGGGGTCCAAGATGTTCTCGATGACCCGTGCCAATTCGTTGTTGAGTTTTTCCTGTAGACCGCCGTCTGCAATGCTAGATAAATCTAGTCCGATAATATTTTTTGCCATGTCTTCCTCCTAGCTGCAACCACAGCCATTGCCGTTGAATTTTTCTTTCAGTGCTTCAATCTCTGCTGTTACGCGACCAAGTAGCCGCCCCTCTTGTTCCAGATCTCCATCTCTAGGATTGGTCCTAGCCATGTGTGTCTGGATTGCGTGTTTTACGATATGCAAGTCCCGATAATTTAGATTCATTTTGTACCCCACTTTCTACGATTTGCTTTCTGGGACATAGCAGAGCTTCTAGTCATGTCCCACTCTAGTTCCCAGAGTTTGTCCGCTAATCCGACAGCTATCTCACGCAGTCGCTCCTTATCAGATTCAAGCTGCTCAATCTTGGTTTCTAATTCTTCAATTTCCGCATAGGTTCTTGCTTTCTCCTCCTGCAAAAATTGATGTTCGTTCAGCAAGCTTACCACGTCGATTTCAACTTGCAGAGTATTCGGGATAAGCTTGATTCCCTTATATGCCATTTGTCTCTCCTTTGTATTTATTGTCTTGACAATACTTTGTCATCCGATTTAACTCCTGTCGAAATTCATTGTCAGGTAACTTCATCAGTCTGACTTTGTCCGACATCCGAATAATGCAGTCGTTGGCTACGGACCAGCTCTGCATCGCGAAAAGTCTATCAACACCGTCCATTATTCCTCCTCGTCATCTCTGATTGAATAAAATTCAATTAGTTCCATACCACCATTCCTCCAACCTCAGACCATGCAGCCCATTCGTCCAGCTTTTTCTGGATAATATGATGCTTTTGTTGCAATAACAGAGCTTTCATCTCATCCCCAATCTGTCCATATTTTTCCTCATGAGCAGCAATCATTTGTAATTTTTCAATCATCAAAAATCGATTAGCCTCCGTTTGCTCTTTATTCCAGTTATTTTATAAGTGTTGCCTGTAGATTTTTTTAGAATACGGTCCACTAGTTTATCGTTGTACATCGCACGCAATTCCTCGCCTGTATGATTGGTATTGACAATCGTAGTAGAGCGAGTATTAAAAATCTTGAACAGGAAACGCTGAGTCCAGCCGTTCGCCTCGCTATCCTTTCCGCTCATGCTCGTTTCTGTCCCCAAATCATCTATGATGAGGTAGTCAACCCTAGTCAGTAACTCAACTGCATCTTGCTCTGTGAAATTGCTCTCGCGATACTGCCAGCCTGATTGTATTTTTGTGATAAGATCGGCCAAACTGATAAACAAAATGCTCTTTGGATTACCGCTCTTCTTAAAGTCCTCGTTCATATAACGAGCCATGGCCATACAAAGATGGCTCTTTCCAACCCCTGGAGCACCCGTAAGTATTGTATTCCCTACCATACCATCGATATATTTTTTAGCTTGAGAATATGCAAACTTCTTCAAGTCATGCTCCTGTTGTGTCTCCGTTTTGAAGTTGGCAAATGTTGCTCCTTCCAATTCCGATGACAGCATGCTATCTCTGAATAATACATCGTAAGTTGAATAATCAAGGCTACGACCTAACGACTCATTGACTAGCCTCTCTGTATCCTTCTGGATATCTTCCCGTGTGCATTCCTCGCAAAATGGCCCGATGACTCGATCAGGAAGGCTGTAGGCCACTAACCTTATATCGTGTTTATCGCAAGTTCGATCTAACACCTCCTTCATGGATTCCATATGATTATTATCAAACATTTTTTTCATAGCCACCTCCTAAAATGGCATCTCCCCCAAACTGTCTTCTTTCCGAGCAGCAGGGATATTAGCTTTTCTTGATGGGGCATTATTGGCTTTAGCATCAGCAAAGTTTCTCTGTTCTTCATCCTGTTGAATGATGGTCAGAATATTGTTTTTTGCCCAATTCTTAAGTATCGCATTTACATAGCCAAAGTTTCGCTTGGAATTATCAGCAGCTCGATCAATCGCTCTCTTAATCAGATTTGCCTCAAGCTTGCCAATTTCGAGATAGCCTTTAAGCTTCTCGTATTGATAGCCGTCGAGAGCCCCAATCCTGGATTGATAATAGTCGTAAATATTTAATTCAGCAGCAGATTTAACAATATCTACTTCTGACTTTATCTCTTGCTCTATATCTATCTCTTGCTCTTGCTCTAACTCTTTCTCTAACTCTATTGGACTGTTGTTGGACACCTGTTGGACATTGTCCAATTTCAATACTCTTCTCTGCTCACGTTTATATCTCGCCCAATCGGTTTCCTGTTCCATTAGAGCGGGCACTTGCAGCATTTCAGCATTGTTATCGTCATCAACTTGCACAAGTCCAACATTCTTAAAGTATGCCATGGTCATCTGAATCTCTTCTTCCTTGACATCTAGGCGGACAGCTAGTTCTTTTTCAAGCGTTGGCAATGTTCCTTCGTAGTAGATGACGCCGTCCGTAGATAAAGATTCCAACATGAGCATCTGATATACAATAATCATGTCCTTTCCACCAGGCATTCGTAGAGCCTGTTTGATAGCCAAATTCTTAAAAAAATTCTGGTCTAGCTTGAGCCAAAAAAAGATTTTCTTTTTCTGTTTCTTTGCCATTACTACCTCCTATGCCACATTTACTTGATTTGTTGATACTAGCCAATCCTTAGCAACATTCCAAACTTCTTCAGGGACGTCCCTGTTGTATTTCCCTCTGAACTGGACAATCCGCCCTAGATTGACCTCCAGCGTGTAGAGAGGAGTGTTGGGCTGGCTAGCAAGCCGGACAAAGACAATCATGGTCTTCCCTTTGAAATGTTTTTCAGTATACGAGCTGACACAATGATGCAGCTTCTTACCCTCGTAAATCAGCTCAGCGACCCGCGACGGAACATGGAAAACGTAGCCAGCCACAGTCCTATCTAAGTCGTCCCTGCGCTTAAATTTAGCCTCTAGTTGCTTATCACGCTCCGCTTGCTCTAATCTATGTTGCTCTTCACGGAATTGATTGTAGAGCTCAACTGTGTGCTGGTGCATTGCTTTGAAGTCTTTCGGGACTAGCATGGCATCTCCCTCGGGATCAATTCCCATTTCCTTCAACATCTTCAGATAGTCCAGGTACTCACTAAATTCAATCTTGTGCCTAATGAGCCAGTTTTGAAACTTGTTGATGCCTACTCCTTTCGGAATACGCTTGATGTCATGATAGCTAAGATACTTTTCAATCCCTGGGACTGGTTTTCCATTTCGTTGGCCAATTCGCTTAGCCAATTCAAAATCTTGAAAACTACGGTCTGAATTTTTGAAAAACTGCTTGTTAGACTGCAGCCATCTCCGATTAAGCGTTCGCATATCGACAGCCTTACGATGATCAATTCTGAAAGTCCAATCCCACGGAAACATGATTTCCTTGGCCAGTCTATTTGCACCAATTTTCTGAGCAAACTCAATCTCAAATCGGTACTTATAGAGCCGTTCGATGTCATAATAGCCTATACAATCAAACTGGATATGCTTCAACTCAGACACCGTCTGCAGCTGTTCAACCCAATCTTTCGGATAAAATTTATTGCCAGAATATGGACCGCCACCATAAAAATTCTCAATCAGGAATGGAAAATATCGACCATCCCAATCTTGTCCAATCTTGATATGCTTTCCATCTTCAAACCGCTCCAAGTTTGTCAATCGAACATCAATGTCCTGCTTGCCATCTTTAAGTTCAGAATGAAATACATAGGACTGTATTTCAATCCGTTTGGCCGTAGATAGAATGATTGAGAAGAAATAGGACTTGTCAAAGAAAGTCAATTTTGATGCCTTAGTCAACCTTTTTTCGACACAGTGCCCCAAATTCAAATCGCTGGCCACAATGGTTTCATGCTTGTTGGACCACCTGTAAGTCGTTATCTGCGAGTAGCACCAGTCCCAAAAAGCTTTGGGCGGTTTTAATCTTCGCTCTGCTTCACGTTTACATTGATCTGGTTTCATGCTTTATCCAAAAAGTCAAAAATGCTCATTTGATTTTCGACTACTCCTTTCTCCGGTTTGACAGGTTTAGAGGCCGTTGCCTTTTCTATCTTCTCCTGTTTCTTCGGCTTTTCTTTCTTGACTGGCTCGACAGGTACCTGACGGATATTTTCGACCTTACTGTTGGATATAAAATACTCTCTAACCCATTCAAAGACTGTCTCATCAAGAATACAAGCCATGCCATTCTGGGCAAACTCCCTGGCCTTGTTGCTGACATACTTCAAGGCAGCCTTGATAGTGTACCCTTCTTTCAAAACGCCCTGGAAGAGCTCATCATCCTCTTGCTCGCAGAGCCAGTTATGGATACGGTCCTCAGATGGACTGTGTTCTTGTTCCATTTCCTTTAGCATTTTATCCAATGCCTGTTGCTTCAAATTTGCCATCTTATCCACCATTCTTTCCGTACAAATTGAATATCAATACCCGGTATGTATTGACCTGCCCTTGCAAGCTGTATACCTGCTCTTGCAGTTGTTCGGTCCGATAGGTTAAACCGACAGAGACCAGAATCAACAAAATAATGAGCCCTGTGAGTAGGTAATTGATCGTTGATTGCTTATTCATCTTTCTCCTCCCACATCTCAGCTGTAATGCCCTTATTCCGAAGGTCCTGTTGATACACTCTGGCTTCTTGCCAGGTGTCAAAATGTTTTTTATAATAAAACTTACGACCACGGCCTTTTTTATTTATTTTTGCAACACACCAAACCATAACTAGACCTCACGATCTGCCAACAGCTCAGCTTGGCACTTGTTGACACTTTCTAAGTAATCAATCCGTCTGTTTAATCGGTCAATAAGTCTTGCCTGGCCGACGCATTCTTGATTTTTCAGTAAAGCCAGTTTCTTGTATTCCTTGGCTGTGTGCCTAGCGTTAGCCAATTCACGTTCCAACTCATGTTGGCTTTGAGGGATATAGTCATCCCCATCAACGCTCATAAACTTCTTTAATGTTTCAAAAAATTTCATTCTATCCTCCGTAATATCTGTGGATTTGAAGATATCTCAAATTCCGCTCTGGTTGTTTTTCTTCCACAACAGGCTCTTTGGCTTCAATCTCAATCTTCATCGGCTTACGGATTAGCCATATTAAGATTGGGGTCAAGATAGCAATTGCAAGTAATGCCTGTTCGGTTGTTAGTAGTAGTTCTTCTGTCATATTGCTGTCCTCTGCCAATTATTGTGATACCATTCGATGACGGCATCACGAGGGTACTTCTCGCGAGCATTCGGAATCCTTGGAAAATCTTTGTGGCAGTTGAAACGTTCATCAAAAGTACCGGTGTCTTTTGTTCCTAAGAGCATCTCAGAACATTGTGACTTGTTGAGTTCCATTGGATATCGTCGTTTTTCGTCCATAACAACGTGCATGACCTTTAACGCTCTATCCATTAGGGCTGATTCAAATTCATCAACCATTTGTAATAATCTACTATCCATGGTATAATCCTCTTGTAATATATATTTGTGAGCCTGATTGCCGTCAGGCTTTTTGCATATCTTCGTTCAAAAACTTGTTGATGAAGTAAGTCTGACCTTTACCTGTCATCTTGGTTGTCTTACTAATCCTGATACTGCCATTCGGCTCATTATGTGTCCGCTCCTTGACCTCAAACAAGCTCATATCCATAGACCTCTGGGTCGGCATATTGTAGCTCTCTCCACGTTTCCGAATGAGAAAACCATTGTTCCGCAACCACTCAAACAAGCGATTTTGACCGATATTGTAGCCATTCTGACGCAAAATCTTGGCAAAGTCCCCAATCAAGATAGATGTAGCACTAGCCTCGACAGCATTAGCAAAAAGCACTTTGGGTTTGTCTGCCTCAATCTGTGCTTCCAACTGATGCACCTTCTTATCGGCCAATAGCAGAGCTCGTGCCATAATCTTCTCTGGACTGTTGAAGTCCTTTTCTATTTGGATAAAGTACTGACGAACCTGCTTGCCACGGTCAGACCGTTGGATCATAGCAATTTCCTTGGCCATATCCAACTTGATAATATGGTCAACCGCTTGGCGACCTCCCGTACTTTTTCCCAAATTTGGGAGAAAGTCCTGACCTTCGACAAATCCATACTCGGTCATTCTTTCGAACCAAGTTGTATATCGTGAATTGACACCCAAAGCCTCATGCAGCTGCCGACCAGACACAACAGGCTCTTGATTGTCATTAACGCTAACGTTGATAATTTCGTTCATAATATCCATTTCTAATTTGGTATAATAAAAATAAAATGATTGGAAAATACTTATGGAGAAACACCGACCACGCCTTACGAAGCTAACGCTGTTTATTATTACAGCTATAATCACATGTGGCATGTTCCACTTCATGCGATTCTATACTGTTGATAAGTATGCTCTTAGTGGCTTGACAAGCATCGATTGGTTAAGACTTTCTATCCCACTGTTTGCAATATGGATTCCTCCATTTCTGGTTACATACCTAATTTTAGAAATTTTGAGTGAATCGAGCGTTCCTAAAAAGCTATCAACTGCAATAGCATTGTATGCAGGTGGGATTGTCTTTTCTATCTTTCTCCTAAGACATCTCCTGCTGGTTTTGACGATTGACCAATTCAATTTACTTGCGACCATTGTTGGATTTCCTGCGACGTTTTTCTTTTTTAAGGTACTTAGAAAACTCTTTGATTAATTGAATTTGGTAATATGCCATGAATATACAAACGTATATCGCTACGAGTTGCATAAAAATGAGCAATCCGACATTTTCATAGATATCCATCCCCTTCTCCTTTCTACTCCTCCTTAAAACTTCTCCCAAGGATTTTCAATTCCCAAGACAGTAGCAACATTTTGCTTTACATTATCACTACCTTTTCCATAGCGTAACAACTCAGAAATGACCGAACTAGACACGTTAACACTTTGAGCTAATTCAGATTGCTTCATGTCAAGTTCAATCAATCGAGTTTTTATCAAGGCTTTGATTTCCTTTAATTCTTTGCTCATGATGACCTCCTTTTTATTAATTTTGCTAAAAAGTTAGCGAACTTCTTGACAATTATAAATAAATTTATTAAAATCAAACCATAGAGAAAAGACCTACTAAAAAGCAAGTTATTCCCTTGAAAAAACGGACGCCAATCAGTTTTTAAGGTTTATTTTTTTAGTTGTCTTGTTCGCTAACTACTTAGCTTACAAATGATATTGTAATAAATTTATTAAAACTTGTCAATGGTTTTGTAGTAAATTTATTAAATATTTTTTGTCATGCCTTAGAAAGGTTGATAAATCAATGTTTTTCACGTTTGAGAAGATCAAGGAATTGGCTGACAAACAAGGTATTTCGCTTAATCAACTTGAAGAGAAGCTTGGTTTTAGTAGAAATACTATCTACAACATGAAGAAGTCTACACCGAATGTAGAACGAGTTTCGAAAATAGCTGATTATTTCAATGTCAGTACTGATTTCCTTCTTGGTAGAACTGATAACCCACGGATTGCCAGCGATGAACAGAATGACCCTGCTGTTGATAATCTGACCCAGCAAGCTATTGTGATGTTCCGTAAGGAAACCGAAGGTCTATCAGATTCTGAAAAAGAACGATTCAATGTTGCCCTTGCAGGATTGATGAAAGCAGCAAGACAACTGATTCAAGATGATTCTAATTGGAAGTAGGTGGTTTATTGAAATACCAACCATTAACAAGGGAGCAGTATTTTGAATATCACGCAAAGGCTTATCAGATACTAAGCCAGATTGGAAAAGACAAAGAGAGTATTCACTATCAGGATGTCATTAGATATTTTGAACAGCATTATCCAATTCTCTTTAACTTTCTTGATTACGATGAAATGAAAGAACGCTTTCCAGAATTGCCTGATTATCAACCAACCGACGCTGATATTAAGTATAGGGGGTTGGTTACTAATCGGACAGTAACCTTTACTGATAAAGTTCTGTGTGAAAGCTGTGCTGGTCTGACTGTGCCAGACTTAGAGCTTGGACGCTACATCATCTATATCAATCAACATACAAATACTAAGGGTCGTGTTATCTTTACTATTCTACACGAACTTAGTCATATATACTGCCACCTTAAAGATAATCAAAGTCCGTCAGTCTATATGTCTCTCTTGAGTAAGAATGCAAGCGAGAAATATCCAGACGAACTTATCCCAATCGAAAAAGAAGCTGACACTGTAGCTTCAATCCTATATCTTACAGATGAACGTCTCAAAAAATCTCTTATCACAAGAGAAAACTTTGAGTCTATCCAACATGAAACCCACATCAGCAAGCCTGCTCTACACAATAGATTGATGAATTACTTAATCTATAATTTACAGTATGCTGAAAGCTATGCCTTGAAGTTGGTCATGAACTATCGACAAGGTGGGGATCAAATTTTTAATATCTTAAGACTATGACAAAAAAGGAGGATTTGAATGAACGTTATTTTTACTTTATTACTACTTGCAAGTGGATATTCCATCTGGTTTTTTGCTAAAAAAAGAAAGAACAAAAATTATCGAAACATTTCTATTTTAACTTTTGTTTTATCTTTCATCCTGATAGGAATTACTTCTCCAACGGAAAAAACTACACAAAATAAACAAGATGAAGTGCATTCTGAAGCTTTAAAATATGCCAATGAAATTATTTCAACACCTGCATCATTTTCAGAATATACTTTCAAGGAATATCTAGTTAATACTAGCGAAAAATCATTCTCAAGTGATACTGTTCAATATATAATTGATAACATATCTGAAGATACTTGGGTAAATGAAGCTTTAGATATTGCAAAAGAGGAGCGGGAAAACGGGAAAACTGATGAAGAGATTCTTGCTAGTCTAACGGATGAATATGTAAAATTCACTCAAAGCCAGGCTGAAGCAGCAATTCAAAAGCTAAACAAATAAAAAAGCCTTACGCTCAAATTTTGGTCGAGGAGAGCGTAAGGCGAATCGTGTATAGTAAAAACCTGCTTTGCAGTAGGTCTCTTTACTATACCCATTTTATCAGAAAATGAGGTAAAAAACAAATGGCATCATATCGAAAAAGAGAGAACGGGCTGTGGGAATACCGTATTTCCTACAAAACCATAGATGGAAAATATAAACGGAAAGAAAAAGGTGGTTTTAAGACCAAGAAGCTTGCTCAGGCGGCAGCAATCGAAATTGAAAAGAAATTGACCCAAAACATCTTGACAAATGACGAAGTAACTCTATATGACTTTGTCAAGACCTGGTCAGAAGTCTATAAGCGTCCGTATGTAAAAGATAAGACTTGGGAAACCTATTCAAAAAACTTTAAGCACATCAAGAACTATTTCCAAGAGTTGAAGGTCAAAGATATTACACCGCTTTACTACCAAAAAAAGTTGAATGAGTTTGGCGAGAAATATGCCCAAGAAACTCTTGAGAAATTCCACTATCAAATAAAAGGGGCTATGAAAGTTGCTGTAAGGGAACAGGTCGTTACCTTTAATTTTGCAGAAGGTGCAAAAGTGAAATCTCAGGTAGAGCCCAAAAATGAAGAGGAAGATTTTTTAGAGGAGCGCGAATATAAGGCTCTCTTGGCCCTTACAAGAGAGAATATCCAATATGTATCCTATTTCACTCTTTACCTTCTTGCAGTCACAGGACTGCGTTTTTCTGAGGCTATGGGTCTAACCTGGAGTGATATAGACTTCAAAAATGGCATTTTGGATATAAACAAGAGTTTTGATTACTCGAATACTCAAGATTTTGCAGATCTGAAGAATGAGTCATCAAAAAGAAAAGTTCCAATTGATTCAAATACAATAGACATTCTTCGAGAATATAAGAAAAATCATTGGCAAGCTAATATCAAGAATAGAGTGTGCTTTGGTGTATCTAATTCAGCTTGCAATAAACTGATTAAGAAAATTGTGGGTAGGAAAGTCAGAAATCACTCATTACGGCACACATACGCTTCGTTTTTGATTTTGAACGGGGTTGACATTGTGACAATTTCCAAGCTCCTTGGACATGAAAGTCCAGATATTACTCTGAAAGTTTATACACATCAGATGGAAGCACTGGCTGAGAGAAATTTTGAGAAAATCAAAAATATTTTTTTAGTCGCATAATTTGGGGCGAATTTGGGGCGAAATGCCCAAAAACCTTGATAAATCAAGGTTTTCAAATCCGTCTACCGCCTTTTAATATTCTAAAAAACCTAGGAATCTTCCTAGGTTTTTTGCTATTCTTTTCGCTTCAGATTTCCGAGGGCCATAGCTCCACCAAATAGACCTAACAAAGCACTTATAAAGACACTTCCCAGGCTGTCCCCAGTTTGAGGCAGTTTCCCACTAGTATCCACTGCTAATGCACCTGTCTCTCCTCTTCCGCTTCTTTCAAAGAATTCTCTGTGAGGTATGGACACTTCTATTCTCTCGTCAGAAATTCCTAGTGCCTCCTCATGTTTTGTAAATCTCCCCAAATGCTCCACACCATCTTCTCTTGTATCGCCAGTTAACAGCGCGATTTCAGTGGATTCTGTTTGCGGAGCAAGTGAATTCTCTTCTTTTGGCATTGGTACATGCGCTTCCGATTTCGGAACAGGAATGCTAGGGGTTTGATCCTTATCTGATTGCTCCACATGAAGGTCTTTTTCAGGAACCTGCTTAGATACCTCCTTGTCATTTAACCGTACCTTATATTTCTTCACAAGAGCATTTCCAAAACTGTCACTCAAATCAAGTTTGACTGTATCCCCGTCTTTCAGACCATGTAGCTCATAGCGAAAGGCTTTTTCATTATTTCCATACTGCCTCCAGAAGCCTCCTCGAGCTACAAAATCTTCGTTGATCTTCAAGGACCAATAAATTCCATTATCCTTGGCGCTTCCGGTAAGTGTCAAGTGCCCATCAGCATCTGCCAGGAGAACTCCTGCATACTGATTTTCCTCGTCTTCATCTTCTTCACTATCCACTACCTGTCTTTCCAATGGCAGTACCTCATTTTCCAGCTGTAAAACAGGATTTTCTGTATCCACCAACATCTGATATTTCTTCGTGTAAGTCAACTCATCCGCCTCATTGTACACACTTATATCCACAACATTGCCCTCTTCAATCAGGGTAACTGGATAGGTCAACTTGCCATCCTCAAAATAGCGTTTTTCACCACCATTGATGCGCACAGAATGAGCTTGTTCGGTTTCTGCTTCTATTTCAAATGTAAATAGATAAGTCCCATCTTCTTGCTTTTTGAAGTCGACCAACCCGCTATCTAGCTCACGACCAAGACTTTCTTTATTGAAACGAATCGGGTCAATCAACCAGTTATTAACAGTAATCGGAACTTCTGTTTCCTCCTCCTCATCCAGACTCTCTGGACTTGTATTGATACGAAGGTCCTTTAATTTATTGCCCTTCTCATCTACCGCAGTTAACATGATAGCTCTAGGAAAATCAGATTTAAAGAAGTCTTGCTCAAAACTACCATCTTCTTTTACATCTATAATCTTCAGCTCTCCCTTACCAATGTCTAGATTGGAATAGTAAAGTTTGATGTTCTTAGGAAGACTAACATTATCACTCACTTTCCCCTTCAATGTAAAACGCCCGTTTTTGCCAATCTGGATAACCTCTTCATCCTCTTCAATATCAAGATCAATCGTCGGCTTTTCATTATCTACCAAATAATTCAAGGTTTTAGTGTAAATAAGCTTGCCATCCTTATCTTTCAAGATTAATTCAAAACTATGACGTCCATCTGATTGCTCTGGAATCTGGAGAGATAGTTGACCATTCTCCAGAGAGTAATTCACAGCCTGAGCATCCAAGTTAGCCTGCACATTGAAAACTTGCGCTGAGACGTTCGCTTTAATTTCTACAGTTTTCTTACTGCGAATTGCCATCAAATCTTCCAAATTTTTAAACTGGATTACAGGCGCCACCAAGTCTTTTTCAACAGCAACCACATTACCCGCTATATCCATCACCTCAACACGGAGATGATTTTTAGCATCGAGTGGCAGTTCCACTTCTTTGAGATGGTAATGTAGTTGACCTGCATCATCTACAACCTTTTCAACAAGAAGATCTTCTCCATTTAGATTAGCTCGAACCTCCCAAACTTTATTATTATCCTTGGCTGTGACGACTAGTTCTCTATGGCTGGTCAGACGATTGGTATCAATCGCGACAATTTCTGGCTTTTGATTATCAATTTTGACTGGCAGATAGGTATACTGATAGGCCCCATTTTCTTTATTTTTTACCCGCAATCTAAAGAAATATTGTCCTTCCGGTGCTGGTATATTTTCATCCTTGCTTGCATCGTACACTTTCCCATCCCAACGGTGCAATTCTATCGGAGTACGAAGCTTGGAATACTCCGAAAGACTTTCAAAATAATCTACATAGCGAACACGAGACAGCATGGTTCCTGTATCAATCCGCCTTAAAACAGGAGCATCTTCTGTAGCTTCTTTTACAATATCCAAATCATAGTTGGTAATATCCCTCAATAGCGCAAATCGAACAAAGGCATTCCCAATCTGACTGTCCGAATGCTGGTTTTGAATTGCGATATTGTCTGGATTGAGAGGCGATTGATTATCTTGAATCTTTTCACGCCCAAGTTCAATATAGCGCCCAGACTTATTGTGTTTATAGCTAGATAAAACTGAGGTCAGTTTCAATTTAGAACTGGTTTCCCAAGCCGGTGCATCAACAATCCTTTCTTTTGACCAGTCCCCAACAAAGCCAAAATAAGGAATGCTGATGTCAGACTGCCCCTCCGTCAATGATTTGAAGTAAATATACCCTTCTGCAAACTGGTCTTTCGCTTCTCCTGCATCCAATTTCAGGCGAATGGTTCTCTTCTCTTTTGGACCTAGTTGAATGGATTGCTCAGAAAGATGAATACTCGACCCCTTGATTTCTGTCGCATGAATCTCTTTAACTACTTTTCCAGAACGTCCTATTCTATCAACAGGAACATCTTGACTAGTCAATACTTTCCCAGCTGAAATAGCAAAGCTTCTTTGTTGGTTCCCCAGATTTTCCAAGGTCACCTCAAATTCTGTCTCACGCCCTATTTCTTTTAATTCCACCCCTCCTTTTAGACGGTGGTGAAGAATCACGTCTGTTTCAAAGGCTCTATCGATCTGCAGCAGACCAGCACCTTGTTGTCTCGGAGAATTTTCCAAAGCATGCCCAGATGAATCCAGAACATCAACCAAAGGGGTAGCAGTATTCATCAAAATGATTCTCAGCAAATCCATCCTAGTCATGCCTTCTGGTGGTGTCATTTGGCGAATCCGTGGCAATAAAAGTGCACTGGCACCCGCCACAATTGGCGAAGCCATCGAAGTCCCTGACATGGAGCCATAACGATTGTCGTTCAAGGTTGCATAAACATCCTCCCCTGGTGCCACAATCTCTGGCTTCAATTCTAAGTTGACCGTAGGCCCCCAACTAGAAAAACCTGATACAGTCGGCACTTCAATCAACTTCTTCATTCCAATTGTAGGTTTAAGAACCAAACCAGTGTTACCTTGCGATTGGTTGGCAACTTCTAATAATCGCCTTCCATCTTCCCCGCTAAGACTAATTCCCCAGATAGAGGAGTAGGAAAGCAAAGTCTTATCATCTACCAATAACTGATGGGTCTTATAATAATCCTTATTCCATCCCTGATCTGTGTTTATCACAACAAGTCCGGCAACATCCTTGAATTTCAAATTACGAACGGCATCTTTCAAGTCAAACTTATCTTTTTTGATAATCGCTACTTTACCAGCCAAATCAAGCCCCTGCACTTCTTCCCAACGACCATTTCCAGCATCTACAAATTCATATTTTCCCTCTGTAAGCGTTGTATAGCCTATAGGATAGTAGCCAAAAGACTGTCCATTCAGCATAAATTCACGTTGAACAAGATGGGTATTTCTCGCCGAACCAACCCCGATAACTGCGGGAGTCGCTGCCACACCAACTGTTGTTGCCGTATCCACAGTTCCTAAGGCATTATTTGTATGCAAGTCAAAGGAGGTGTCTGAAGAGGAGGCACCAGCATTACCAATAGCTGCTGTAATGATAATCCCCTTTTCTGCTGCCCGCTTAGCAATCGTGTAGTAAGCATTCCCTGGCAGCCCGCTATCATAATAACCAACGCTCAAACTAATGACATCTGCCCCGTGTTTGATAGCATCTTCAATAGCAGCATAAGCAGCATCCTCCGTCTCAGCCTTATAATTTTTAGGGTCATTTGAAAAAATCTTGTAGACTAGCAGTTGTGCGTTGGGAGCAATACCATCAATCCCCTGTTTAGACGCAACTTCTTCGTCTGTTGCATTTCCAGCCAGAGTTCCTGCTATGTGCATACCATGTGGTTCGTGGGTATCATCGTAGAGATTATCGTTACCAGATACGTAATTATAGCCATGGGGAACTTTCAGTGTGTATGTCCCTGTCGTAGATAGAGTAATTTCCTTGATTTTAGGGACGACACCTTCATCCAACCTCATATCTTTGTGCTTAATATCCAAACCAGAGTCAATGACAGCAATCACCATTCCGCGACCATCTGTCTGGTATTTAGAACTTGCTTTTAAGGCACCAACCAGCTGTTTAGCAGTATGAAGAGTCGGTCTGATACGGCGACTCTCTTCTAAAGAGGTTAATTCGGTAATTGCCTTCACATCAGACAAACTTTCTTTCCCCACCTCTACAGATGCTCCCGTTAAAACCTCCTTATACTCATGAACAATTTTAACGCCATCAATTTTCTTTAATTTATCCAATACAAGATTTCGGTTCTCGTCGGAAAATTGTAAAATATAGCGCCCTCTTGTCACCTCTTCTGGCTCAAGCTGTGATTCCTGCGGGCTTGTTTGAGGAGCACTAGCTTCTTTTCCGCTAATGTCTTCTTTTTCCCTTGACTCATCTGTTGTCTTACCAGCTGTAGTTTTTATCTCGGTCGCAGCTTGATCTGTGAGAAGACCTGATTCTTCACCTGCCTCTGTGCCTACAACTTCTTCGACCACTCCCTCTTCAGCAACTGGTTCATCCACCTGATCCGTTTTAACTGGTTCATCTGATAATGGTCCATCTTCTTTTTTCTCTGCCACAGAATCTTGCTTGCTGTCCATATCCGTTGCGACCGCAACCGTAGACTCCAATCCTTCTCCACTAGTATCTGCTTGAACCATCGGAATACCTGTGATAAAAAATCCTATTGATACCGATGCCACACCGACACTTAACTTCTTGATGCTAAAGCGTTGTTTATTCTCAATTTGAGACCACTTCTGTTTCAT